AGCCGGCTTCGACAACGTCCGAAAATCCGGCGCCGCCGGCAACGGCTCCATTTTCCGGCACACGGACAGACGTCGCCGTCCGGCGGATCGTAATATTGTACGATGACCTTACCTTCGAGAGTTTCACGCCGACAAAGCGCTAAAAGCCATCGCCCGGAATATTTTTGTGAATATTGCACGCACAGGAAGATAATCCGCCGCCAGCCGAAGCTTAAAATCCAAAATAAATTTAACCCGCCGGCCAATCGTCCGACCGGCGACCATAAAAAAAGCATCCTTTAATCGGGATGCTTTTTCAATAAAATGAAACGGGCGGGATTTATCACACATAATATGTTGTTAAATTCGGTTACAGTTACGTGTTAACTGTGATCAGTTACAGATGTAAAGAATTTTAGTCTCAATACAACTTCAATACAGTACAAAGGTAATTGAATTAATATTGTCATTATGTTAAATAATGGGAGAAGTTGTATTACTTACTGCGTTGTCCTTTAGGACTTTACACCTTTAATTTACAATTGTTAATATTAATATTATGTTTGATGATTCATTTAAATTGTGCCTTGTAGTCGCTGATCTTGTTGCTATAACCGAGACTATTCGCAACGACGTTCCCGCGTGCCTTGCAGATCGGCTCGATCTTGCCGTTAAAACGATTCGTGAAGTCTTGGAAAACGTTCAGTAATATTTTAATTTACATTTGTAAAACACTTAAATTCATTTAGTTGTGGAAACACCCGAAGTTGTAATTGTTCTTCCCAGCGGTACGAAAATCGAGTGCACTGCGAAGTCTGCTAAGTATCTCATTATTGGCCTTGGCCTTGAATCCGTTATCAAAGATGGAGAAGTTCAAAAACCTGCTGAAGAGTAAGAAATTTTGGACGCTAATTGCGTCCCTCGTGGCCGCTCTCGCGGCCTTCTTTACCTCTTCGTGTTCTGCTTCTCACTACGTCGCCCAAAGCGTTTCCAGTTTTGTTAAGGGCGATACTACTACTACTGTTATTAAGTACGAACAAGTCGGCTCTTTTAAGAGGAAATAATTTATTATGACACCTACAACTGATTACATTATTCTGATGAATGGTAAGCCTTATTTTTCTGTTAAGGAACCCGGTTCTATCGAGACTGTTAAAGCCGAGGCTTTGCGGCGTAATCCTACTGCCAAAATTGAGGTGGTGATATTCACCGTTACGCCTTATGAGCCGAGTGCCGCTGCTGACGATAGCAAGTAACGTTTACTATCGCCTTATGGCTACGAATACATGGAGGGCCTTCGAGGCCCTCCTTTCGTGGTCCGACGAAGTACGTTACGAAACTGTTCGCGGTAAGGACCCTTGTTTGGTTGTTGTTTTTGATAAGTCTGAAGAGTTCTTCCGCTGGAAAGACTGGGTAGTTGATAGTGCTTTACCCTACTGTTATACCCGCACCGTGGATGACCGTGTTATTATTACCGTCCCTGTTGAACCTTTCTTCCGTTCGACGGTTAACCCTTCGAAATGGCGTGTGAACAACCGAAAAACATAGTTAATCGCCGTTACGTCGATATGACTTATAACGAAGTTATCGACTATGCAAAAGTTAACTACGGTACTTTTTGGCCTCCGGATTACGTTATAGAGGTTCCTTGCGGATATTGTCATTCTTGCCAAAAGTCGTATAATAATCAGTATCGTATTCGACTTATGTACGAGGTCCGCCGTTGGCCTTCGAATTCCTGTCTGTTTGTTACCTTAACCTTTGACGACGATAACCTAAAGAAGTTTTCGAAGGACACTAATAAGGCTGTCCGTTTATTCCTTGATCGTTTGCGCAAAGATTATGGTAAACAAATTCGACATTGGTTCGTCTGTGAATTTGGTACGCTGCGCGGTCGTCCGCACTATCATGGCATTCTTTTTAATGTCCCGCAGGAGTTGGTCGACGGTTATTCGCCGGATGTTCCCGGTCATCACCCTCTTCTCGCATCCCGTTGGCGGTACGGTTTTGTTTTTGTTGGTTATGTTTCTGACGAGACATGTAGTTATATTACCAAGTATGTAACGAAGTCGATCAATGGCGATAAGGTTCGCCCTCGTGTTATTTCTTCGCACGGTATAGGTGAAAATTATCTTGATACCGATGAATCTCGATTACACAAGATTGGTGATAAGTATCAGCCTTCTATGTTGCTTAATGGCTTCCCGCAGGCTATGCCGCGTTATTATTATAACAAGGTGTTCACGGAAGTTGATAAGCAAAATATGATTCTCGATCGTTATATTAATCCTCCTGTTGAATTCAGTTGGCAGGGTCAGAAGTTTTCGAGTAAATTTGACCAAGTTGTACAGCGTAATGCTACTTTCGAGTTAAATAAGTCGATTGGTCTTACCCCTTCCGCTCCCCTACCCTCTTTGCCTCGTGTTTCTTCTTTTGATAGATTCAAACAACTTATTGACGAAATTAAAGATTTTGAATAATGGCAAAATATCGTATTCCATCGGATTATAAAAACGATGTTTCCAAAGCTACTCATTCGTGGCCCTCGGGTGCTGGTTCTCCTATTCATTTAGGATTGGCCTATCCTACCCATCATCGTCATTTGAATGTCGGCGATCGTATTCGTGGCGAAATTAATACGCTTGTTCAGTCGAATCCTATGCAAGGCCCCTTGCTTAACGGGTTCCGGCTTGTTACTATTGCTACCTTTATGCCTGATGGTGTTATTTATGGTTGGTTGCGTAACGGTAAACGTTATACTCCCGATCAGTATAAGAATTTTGTTAAGTATTATTTTAATCCTCTTGGCCCTAATTTTCCTGCTTCTTACGAAGACCCTGCTTTTAAAGATATTCGTAAGATTTGGAAAATGAAGCGTTATATATCAGCTCCTACCGAGCAAGATGCTACTTATTATGATGTTTGGGCTGACGATTTAATGAATGCTGATACGGATACGCAGGCTTACGACCATATCGGTCGCGGCGGCCTTTGGGATTGGCTTGGCGTTCCTGCTGGTGCTGTTTATCCCGGTTTTGGAGGTACGGCGCAGCAACCGCTTGAATCTGATGCGTTTTACTGGAATCTTGCCCCTTTTGTAACCTATCTTCTTTCGCATTATTATTATATTGCGAATATGCAGGAGGATTACGTGTATTTTACTCGTGGTGCTCGTGAGATTGCATGGGAGCTTTATGAAAATTCGGGTAAGGATTATTCGCAGTCGCTCGCTGAATTGCCTTTTGATAAGGTTTTTGACGGCCTTAATCCTAATATGATTATTGATTTTGTCCAGGACCTTTTTTCGCGTTCGATGAATGGTACAGGTGGTGATTATTTTGGAAGCTATCCGGAAACCTACCTCGCCCTTTTGTCGATGATTACCGCCGGCCTTGGTGCGCACGGTGGTCTTCTTTCTGTTCCGTATTCGCCCGATTTATTCGGTAATATTATTAAACAAGGGTCGTCACCTTCTGTTGACATTCCCGTTACCGAGGATATTCAAGGAAATTCTGTTGTTGCGGTTCCCGACCTTCGTTTGTGGACGAAAATTCAGAATTGGATGGACCGTCTTTTTGTTTCTGGTGGTCGTATTGGTGACGTATTCCGTACCCTTTGGGGTAAGGATTCTTCCCCGTATGTTAATAAACCCGATTTTCTCGGCGTTTGGCAGTCTTCGATCAATCCGTCTAATGTCGTAGCTTCTGCGGATGGTACTACCGCCAGCACAGAATCGAATGTCGGTCAGATGGCCGCCCGTGTTGATAGTTATTCCGACTATGGTCGTAACGGCAAGATTGATTACTATGCTAAAGAGCCGGGAACTTTCATGCTTATTACTATGCTTGTTCCGCAGCCTGCTTATTGCCAAGGTTTGCACCCCGATTTATATGGTAATTCTTTTGCGGATGATTTTAACCCCGAACTTACGGGTATTGGTTTTCAGTCCGTCCCTCGTCATCGCTTTAGTATGATGCCTACGGGCTTCTCCAGTACGGCGAAAAGTCCGTATGTTGCTTATCAGACGGGTGTTCAATCCGACCCGAACCAGATTTCAGTTGGTGAGGAAGTTGCTTGGTCGTGGCTTCGTACCGATTACCGCCGTTTGCATGGAGAATTTGCGCAAAATGGTGTTTTTCAGTATTGGACGCTTGTTCGTCGTTTTTCTGAATATTATGTTTCTGAAACGAATCCCGATAATCCTGTTGAGTATTTTGATTATAATTATTATGGCTCGTATATCAATCCTCTTTCGTGGCAATATTTATTCGCGTCTACTTCGTTGACCGATCCTAATTTTATTCTGATGGCTGATTATAATTTACGTGTAGTTTCATCCGTTCCGGCTAATTATATGCCTTTTCTTGGACGTTAATTTGTAAGGCTATGTATCCCAAAAAACGTTTGATCAATTCCGGTCGTATTGCTTCCGGTTCGTTTGCTCCTTGCGCTGATTGTCAGCGTATTGCCCGCCGTATTTCGTATTATGTTAACGGTGGTGTTGACCTCGAAGGTCTCTCTACTCGTCCTCCGGTTGAAAGTCACTTCGACAGCCCCGAGGATATTGCGTCGGATACCCTCGATATTACGTCTGATCCTACTGTTTCTAAACTTGATATTGCTGAATATGCGTCGATGCAGTATGCTGATGCAGCTGCGAGGCGTTCGGCCGAAAAATTTACTGATACGCCTGATGATAATTCCGACTAATTGAACAGCGAAAAAATGGGAGGGCCGCAATATACTTGATATATATTGCGGAGTGCGGAAGCACGTCCCTCCCCTACTTTTCGCAAGAAAAATAGAACAATATGCCTTCGGATTTTAGTAAAGGTTTTGGTAACCTCGGTAGTTTGATGGGTTCGACTGCCGCTGGTGCTGTTGGTAATATCGCTTCCGGTGCTGCGAATGCTCTCTTTGGCGGCATCCAGGCTCGCCGTAATTGGAAGTACAAAAAGAAGGAAATGGCCCTTCAGCAAAAGTACAATCTTGAGAACATGCAAAAGCAGTTCGAATATCAGCAGGAAGCTTGGAATCGCGAGAATCGTTTCAATGACCCTCGCAATGCTTCTGCTCGTTGGCGTTTGGCAGGTATTTCCCCCAATGCTGTTTTTGGTAATTCCCCCGGCGGTGCAGGTGTTGCCGGCTCTGCGGGTACTCCCGACGTCTCTAATCCTTCTGCTGGCGGTAATGTCGATACTTCATCCTACCACCCTACTCTCACCCCTGTTGAGATGATGCGTGTGCAGAACGAAAAGAAAGTTGCCGATTCGCAGGCTGATCTCAATAAAGCTCTTGCCGACAAGGCTCGTGGCGATACGAAAGACCCGGATATTACGAAGCGTTCGCAGCTTGTTCAGCTCTCTCGTGATGAGATTGCCAAGGAGACGGAAGAGGTTCAGCGTGATATTCTTAAGATTCAAAAAGATTTCGCCGAGGCTAAAGAATCGAATGATGTTGCTATTCAGCGTGCGAAATATTTGGAAATTATCGCAAATTGTGATAAATTGCTGTCCGATAAGAATGTTTCTGAAGCTATGAGGGAAAAACTCGAAGCCGACCGCGATTTGGCTAAAGAGCAGATTAATACCGAAAAGGCTAAACAGCGTAATCTTGATTCTGATTCTGATTATAAGGATGCTATTCGTGAAACTGAAGACCTCTTGCGATCGGGTAAGCGGAAGCTTCAAGTCCGCGAAATTATGAAAGTTGTCTATGAGACTTTTGGTCAAGACCTTTCGAATGCTCGTCAGATTGAAGAGCTTGCTCGATTAATGACGGCCACCGATAGACCTTCAAGTATTCCCGCTTATCTTGATAAAATTGCAGAGCAAATTGGCGGCAAGGATCAAGATGAGAAATGGGAAGCAAAAGGTCGTTTATCTGAAAATTTACGTAAACTTTTAAAGTCTTATGATGATTAATTCGTTGTATTCATTTCTCGCGATAGGTTGCGGGCAGGTAGTAGTTCTTCTTCTTTTTGTTATTCCGTTTTTGCTGTTAATTCGCGCGATTATCCGTTGGCTTAATCGTCATTGATCACTACCCCGTCCTATCGGACGGGGTTTTTGTTTGTGCGGATCCACGATCAATGTTGTTGCATAGTATTATGCAATACATAGTATTTTACAACAGTAATTTACATATGTAAAATACTGATAGTCAACCTTTAGCGCATGCGTACTTACTGATGGCCCGGCCACCTTCGTCTTGAGCCCTCCCACGGAGCTCGAGACGTTGGTGCGCCGGGCTACTTCTTTTCATTACCCTACTACTAACGTAGTATCTCGCTGCACCGAGATACGAAGTGTCTCCGATATGCTATGCGTGCGTGCGTGTTTCACGCGTGCGCGCAATAATTTTATCGAATAATTGTAAAATAATTAGTCTTTTTTTTTGTAGTTGTAAAATATTTATATACATTTGTCATGTCGGTTCTCGACATTCGTTCTTTGACGCATTACCCCCCCCCTTACTCTACTCTCCGGGTAATACGCTTCTCTTTGTAAGTCGTTGATTCTCAACGAATTATTGTCATTATGTTAAATAACGGGAGATTTCAAGCTGCTTACTGCGTTGTCCTTTAGGACTTTACATTTGTAACATTTACTTATTGATATACCAGTAGATACCGCCGACAAAGACCGCTCCGCCGGCGATATTGCCCAAAGTCGCGGGAACAAGATTGGCAAGCAGAAAATCGGACACGGTGACCGATGCACTGTGCATCATGCCCAGCGGAATGAAAAACATATTGGCGACGCTGTGTTCATAACCGATTGCCACAAAACACATTATCGGGAAAAACAATCCCAGCAGCCGGCCCGCGACATCGTTGGCGCTCAAACCCAGCC